TTTTTAGATTTTTTAGATTTTTTAGATTTTTTGGATTTCGGTTTGTCTTCAAATTCAGTTTTATCCATTACATTCTCAAAAGCCAGTTCCACATCACAATAATAAATATCGTTTTCCCAAACATGTGTATCATTTTTCACTAGAAAACTACCGACGAGATTTGTGTTAGGTTCATGAATTCCAATTGAATAACCGCTTTGTATTAAAGTATTACCCAGGCAAGTTATATTTCCAGTTTTCTCAACACTTTTCAACATTTCTCTGGCGTTATTGATATTATCTTTGTCCTTATCGTACTGCATTACCTTCTGAAATAATCCATATTTCTCTTTGTCTTCTTTATTTTCCACTTTATCTACTATTTGCTGCTTTTCTTTTTCAGTTTTGTATATAACAATTTGGTTTACCATTTTTTCAATATCCTCACCGTATTTAGAACTTTTTATGTCCTTTTCCGAATGGAGCAGTACATCAGCCAATGTTCCCTGTTCTATTACTTCTATTTTCCCATCATTACTGACAATCGAATATATTTTTTTGTCTTTTCTGTGTTGTATCGTATAAGCGTTTAAAATTATCTGATACCCGCTACGGTTAACCGCAGGATATGTACAATCAACTATATCTTTCGGTACAGTTCCAACTTCCAGCTTTAACTCTCCACAAATTTCTTTTAGTATATGTGATGGTTTCTTCTTATTAAAATTTTTCACAAAATAGTTTTTATTAAGATATATAGAGTTATCAAAACAGCTGAAAGTTTTAATTTTACTTTGTCCAGTCACTTCAACAGAAAAAACTTTACCTGTAAATAATTTATCCTCATCAAGAAAGAATTCTACTTTATCACCTAACTTAGCAATTGTTGTATCATCTAAATATTTTACTTCTAATGTCCGCGAAGTTCCATTTATTCCACCTTTCCAAATAATTCTTTCAAATTTTTTTACGTGTTCTTCATTATTAACAATTATCTTTAACATTTTCTCATTCCCTTTTACTTTTTAGAATTTATCAAACTGTCAATTTTTCCTTTTATTTTATTCTTCAGTCCACTCTTAATGTTTTCAAATCTTTCTTCTAGTTTATACTCCTTAATTGGTGAAGTTTTCCCAGTGTGCCGCTCATAAAGTTCATTAACATCGTCAATTAACCTTGTCTGTTTTCTAGCTTCTATTAGGTTAATAGAAATATCGACATCTCCTGTTCTTTCCTTTATTTCATATTCCAGCTGTTCAATATAACATTTAAAATAGATGCTGTAATTAGGAACTATTAAAGTCAGAACTTCTTTATCATCCTTGTACTTCTCCAGTTTTTTTATACCGCCCATTGGTGATTGAGAATTGAGAAATAAGTTAAAAAATTTGGATTTTTTAGCAGGTAAAAATGTAGAAAAGCTGACTTTTTTTATATTTTTCTCTCCTATCAACGCTACTTCCCCAACATCTAAAATCTTCACAACTTCACTGTTTTGACTGCTTGTAATTTTAAAATCTAACGGCGGTATTGTGAAAATAAACGGCTCTGTGTCGTACAGTAACATGAATATTGGTCTCATATCTTATAAAATTCCTTTCCTAATTAATTATTGTGACGCTTGAATTTGTGCTCTTAAGTTCGACATCATGGTGTTATATGTATTTTGGCTAACATTCTCAGCTATCTGTTTAGCTATACTCTCAATTTTAGCTGTATCATTTATTGTTATATTTGACAATTGTGCTGCTATTTGAGCATTAGCTTGATGATTTATAATTTGTTCTACCGACACAGGTTGCGGTACTGGAGGTTGCATTGTAGATAAACTATTATTCAAAAGACCTGGTAAATTATTTAGAGGACTTAATCCAGTATTAAGAGCATTCGTTATTGCTGTGGTGTCAAACGGTTGTAACGGATTACTGTTTTGTTGTTTAGATAAAAGTTGTGAAATTGCACTTGTTAATTGTGATGTTTTATCTTGCTGTGTAAAAGCCGGATTTTGCTGTATCATTCCTAATCCCGATTTTAATGCATTCATATCTACTATTATTGGCTTAGCTTCATACGATCTTCTAGCATACTCTTTTTGTCTTTCAATTCTTGCATCTTCTGCTTTTTGTGCAGCCGTATACACATTACTCAAATCATACCCCATATAAGTTCCACGCCGGTAAGAGCTTGCATGTCCATAATCGTTAGGTTTTGAAGTATCAAAAGCATTTGCTATGACTTGTTGCCTATCTTTTTCTGCTTTTGAATTTTTAGGTTTTATTAGACTTTCTACTACTTCAGGTGAAAAATATCCAATAGCCCCACCGATTGCAGCACCTACTGCTGTTCCTACTGGACCACCAATTGCAGTACCTAATTGAGCTCCCCATGTTGCACCTTTTACTCCTGCAATACCACGCATTCCTACTTCTGCAGCTTTAACCAGTCCTTCAGCTGTTCCTTTTAATTTATCAGGATCCAACGCTCCCGTTTTTTGCCACTCTTCAATTTTTTTCATGAAGTCTTCCATCCATTTTGTTGCTATCGGAGCAAAAGCTTCACCTATTGATATTTTCAAATCATCTAAGGCAGATTTGAACTGTGCTATCTTGTTTGCTGTTGTGTTGCTCATTTCATCGGCGAATTTATCCGTTGCGCCTTTAGCATTTCTTACTCCATTAGCAACCTTGTTGTAGCCTTCTTCGGTAGTTCCCATGATGGAAGCCAGTATTTTCATACCCTCTCCACCAGCTATTATCGCTAAATATCTATTTCTTTCTTCCTGAGTAAGGTTAGCTGTAGCTACTTTTAACTCATCAGATATAGCTTTTAATCCTTTAAATTTACCCTGTTGATCATAAAGTTGGATGTTTAAATCTTTTAAAGCGTTTCCCACTGCTTTCGGCGGATTAGCAAGTCTTCTGTAAATCGCCGCCAAGTTACGCCCAGCTTGTCCTGATTTAATCCCATTATCTGCAAGTACTCCCAACAAGATATTTACATCTTCGAAGCTCTCAAAATTTCTTGAACTTGCCGCAACATATTTATATGCCTCCCCTAACATCTGTACATTAGTATTTGCATTATTACTTGTTGCAACCATTACGTCCATCAGTCTGTCAACTTCACTTATCGACATACCAAAAGCCGATAGGTTGTCTGTAACAATATCAGAAGTTTGAGCAAAATCACTTCCAGCTGCAATTGACATTTTTAAAAGTTTAGGTGTCATTTCCAATACTTCATTTGTTTTCATACCCGCCATTGCCTGATACATTTGTGCTTCTGCTACTTCCTGTGCTGTAAATTTAGTTGACCTTCCTAAATCTCTAGTCTGTTGCATAAGCTGCTTTTCCTGTTCTGCTGTAGCACTCATTATAGCTCTATTTCTTCTTACTTGGTCTTCCAAATTTGCATAGGCTTCAACAGAAGATTTTAGTACACTAACTGCTGCACCCGCTCCGATACCAACTCCAAAAGTTGTCAATGCTCCTTGAACTCCGCTAAAAGAATTTTTTATTTTATCAGCTATACCACCAACTTTATCTTTCAATGCTCCCAATGAACTTCCAGCTTTTTGTGCTACATTAGTAAATTTATCTTTCAACTCAAGTAATGCACTCAATTTATATTCGCTCATTTTCTAATCCACCTCCAATCATAAAAAACATAAACAACAACTCCGAATTACTTAATTCCCTTAAACTCTGTAAGCTATGCCCGCAATTTAAATAGTGAGCGACTGTTTTTGCCTTCCAGTCGCCCTTGATTAGTTTTTTATTTCTTCAATCACTTCTTCAACAGTAAATTTTTCATTCCATCCAGCTTTTTTCATAAGTAATTCCGAAATACCCGTTATTGTTGAATGACTTAATACTTTTGGCACAACTTCTGCCGGATTCATTTCACATCCCAGTTGAGTGATTAATTTATCATCTTTAAAAATCTTCCCTGATGTGTAAATTAATTCGCTATCTTTGTCTGTACTATTGCTGGATAAAATATCCAGTATTTCCATTCTGTTTAACACTTCTAATTCTAAAACAGCTCCATTCAATTCTTCAATTTTAACCTTTACAGTTTCTTTTTTTTCTATTTTTTTACTATTCTCTAATAGCATTTCTACTGTTATATTTTTCATTTTGCACCTGCTCCTTTATTTTATTGCGTTTTCATATTTAACATCACTAGGGGTGAACCCAAAAGGAATTTCCTCTTCCACTATTTCACCTCTTGAAAATTTTACTAGGTCAATTGAGTTAAACCAAACATTATCAATTGATACTCTCTCTTCTTGTCCTTTCAAACTATCAGGGTCTTTAATTGATGTTACTATTCTACTTCTCACGTCTTTTCCTTTCGACCAATTTTCAAGTATTTTTTTTCCACGAGTATAAACTTTATAGATTGTAACAGTTCCTTCTCCTTTTAACCCTGTTATTTTACTATCAACAGAAATCCCTAATTGTACATCTGCCCTCTCAGCTGTAATTTTACCTTCTATAGATTTTAATTCCGCTACTTTTTCATTATCGAGCCACAATTCTCCGTAAGCCCCCGATATGGTTCTGTTTCCTCTTATGTTTTCCGACATTTTATCAACTCCCTTTCATTACATCGTCATTATTAAGCTAAGTGAAGCCATAGTATCTGCAAACCTTACATCACCTGTTAAATAGACATCATCGCCTGTAGGATATTGCAGAATCTCTAAATCTGTCATAGTATCTGGATCTAATCCATCTGCTATAACCGTTCTTTTCTGTGCTTCAATATCAATTTCTACTTTATTGTCGTAATCTCCATTCAATACATTCGGCGACATTTCTTTAAAATATACTTTTGTTACATTTGAACAGAAATTCATTTTATTGTCATAATCATTGATATATTTCCCAAGCCAATATTTTTTGAATGTGTCCCTTATATCATCTACGATAAAGCACATACCCTCAACAACTTTAATTTTTCTTGTGTCTTTTTTCCAAGTACTGTCAAATGTAGTTTTAGAATTAACGCCATAATTTACCCTGATTACATCTTCATCAGTGTACAAACTGAATTTACCAAGTTTAGGCTCATAATCTTCAACTTCTTTCAAATCGGTCATAACATGATTATCAGCACTACGGTTTAACGGCATACCTGCAATAAGTCCTGCAATTGCTGCTGTATATTCCTGTGCTGTAAAATCTCCGTAAATAGACTTATATGTCCCACTGTTCGCAAGTTCTATAATAGCTACATGGTCTGTATTATTTGCATAGCTTGATACATATTTTATGGTCTTACCAATTATACCAGTGTTTCCAAACTTCTGTTTTACCCAATTTACAACTGTTTGGTCTTCTGTTTCTAATGCTTGCGGATAAGCCAGCCAGTTAAATTTTCTCATTTCTAAATCTTTCAGTACTTTATCTGTAGTTTCTTCGTTCTGTACAACTCTGACTAATACTTTAAATGCTCCGTAATGCATAGCTAAATTTATATATTTTATGCTCCCTGCGTCCCAGCTTTTAGTATCAACATCCGCTATCGTTTTAAAGGTATGCCACTTCCCAGTGGCTTTTTTATCCTTTAAAATTAGACATACAGTCCCTCTTTCACTTCTTTGAATAGCTGTCGTTGCCAATGTTTTAAATGCAATACTGATGCTTGGACTCGCATTAATTTGTCCGACTATTGCCATTTTATCACTCCTCTATCTCTTTAATTTCATTTTTAAATTTCTCATTATCTTATAATTAAATGGAACTCCATTTTTATCAAATAATGATAATTTTTTAAACACTTCATCACTGATTAAATCATTATTCTCATCAAATAACGATACTTTATTACCTTTTTCATCAAATAACTCTAATTTTTTCAGCAGCTCATATTCCGTTAATTCAGTGTCGTCAGCATTCAATATTTCTTTTATTGTTTCAATGCTATTATCAAAACTTCTCAAATCAGTACCGTACACATCAAATAAATCTAAATCGAAAATATAATGACCTAGACCATCTACTATTTTTGTGTGCTCATTTTTTAAAGTCAGACACCTGTCTTTGACTTTTAAAATCTTATTTCCTCTAACTTCAAACATGTCATCTAAATCATCAAAAGCATTATATATTTCTGCTTTGTTATTTTCATCATTTTTAGGAATATATGTAATATCTATACTAAT